GATAAAAGTCTCTAAGTTTTATGCTCAATATGGAGCTGAGGTAGGACATTCCTTGGCAGTGTTTCCCGGTTACACTTACGTTAACCAATACGAAGTGTTTCCGGGAATGTGTATGGCCACTTTAGTGGCCGAACTGCGCCATCCCCTGATTTCGGGATTTCACCTTGCTGGTATGAACGGTACAAACCGTGGTAGTGCCGGTGTTTTGTTGTTAGAGCAATTTAAGTGTGCTCTTAAACAATTACAAGAGGTGCCGGGCGTTCTGGTGTCGCACAGTACAGGGAGTTTACAACCCACGCTGTATGACACCACTTGGTTGGAGTCAGAATCTGTACACCCAACCAGCCCCATGAATTACCTGCCTCATGGCAGTAACGTTGTGCCCTATGGTTCGGCTATTTGCCGATCTAAGAAGGCACATTCCACAGTGGAAACATCTGTGATATCTCCCCTTGTGGAAAAACATTGTGGAGTGCCCCTGTTATGGGGTAAACCCAAATTTTCACAAGGAAAGAAAATTTGGCGTGAAGCGATTGTTCAATCTGCCAACCCCGCGATAGGGGCGCATGGTTCGCTCGTTTCACAGGCAGTGCTCGATTACGTGGCGCCTTTTGAGGTGTTATTGTCGAAAAAACTGCCCAAGTTGAGGGAGTCGACTAAACCCTTGACCATGATGCAAACTCTATGTGGCATTGACGGTCTAAGATTTATTGACAAGATCCCCCCTTCAACCTCTATCGGGTTTCCCCTCGACGGTCCGAAAAGCAATCATTTAACGAAGCTTGACCCCGAGTTGTACCCCGAGTTTGCTAACCCAACGGAACTCGATCCGCAATTCATCGACGAATTTGATCGGTGCAAGATTGAGTATCTTGAGGGAAGGCGAACTTATCCTATCTTCAAGGGTTGTCTTAAGGACGAACCTACGAAGCTCACCAAGGACAAGGTGAGAGTCTTTCAAGCAGCTCCAATTGTGTTGCAGTTGTTTGTCAGAAAGTATTTTCTCCCAATAGCCCGCGTGCTTTCGGTTAATCCGTTAGTATCAGAGTGTGCTGTTGGTATCAACGCCTTTGGCCCGGAATGGGACCAAATGTCTCGCCACGTGCGAAAATACGGTGAACACCGTATCTTGGCAGGTGATTACAAAGCTTACGATTTGAAGCAACCGGCCCAGATTACTATGGCCGCATTCGATGTTTTGATTCGTCTTGCAAAGATTTGTGGTTACAGTGACGACGATGTGCGTATCATGAGGGGGGTAGCAACTGATGTATGTTATCCTTTGATCTCCTATAACGGAGATTTAGCCCAGATGTTTGGGTCTAATCCTTCTGGACAAAACCTCACGGTTTACATCAATTCCATCGCCAACAGTTTAATGATGCGTTGCGCCTTTTATTCCATGACACCTGCGAGTGTTAGTTTTAGAAGTTGTGTAGCCCTCATGACTTATGGTGATGACTGTATCGGCAGCGTCCGCGAAGACATGCCGCATTTCAACCACGTTTCCGTGGCAGATTACCTTGCCTCAATAGGTATGGTGTTCACAATGCCAGATAAAACGTCGGCCCCCATCCCCTACTTGTCCCACTCAGACACAGATTTCCTGAAGAGGAAGAATGTGTGGAGTGAAGATTTACAGCAGTGGGTGGGGGTTTTGGATGAAATGTCCATTTTCAAAAGCTTACACGCGATCAAGCGTGGGGTTGAGTCAAATGAAGCAGTTTGTGCATATAATATTGCCGGTGCTTTGCGTGAATTCTTCTTCCACGGGCGAGAAGTTTTTGATAAACGCCTCGGTGAATTGCGGTCTATTGCCGCTGAAGCCGATCTCTCTCATCACATCCCTGATTTAGGGGTGGATTTTGATGCGAGGGTTAGTGCTTGGTTCGCCAAGTACTATCCAGACACCGAGAGTGTATAATCGTTCCTCCAAGCGGGACACTGCTTGTAAAACCAAAACTGTTGTTTATATTCTGGTTACCTGCATTTATTTGTGTGATCTACATTCTATGTTTGCTTTATATATCCTAGGCTTGTAATTTATTTAGATTAGGGCTCGCCACCCATTGCATCAACCCAACCAGTGCAAAAGTGTACCACTGGATTGTTTAAATAACCACTTACTTCAAATGTAAATTTAAAACTACACTCAACGAACACTATGAGTCAAACTACGCGTTTTTCCGACAACGAACCTCAGTGGATGGTTGATGTCGGAACGAATTTGGATTCCACATGCCAGATAGCAGATGACGAGATGTCTGCTCTGGCGAATTTTCTATCTCGACCCATACGCATCAGCGCTGACCTTTGGCCAGTTGGTGGTGCGTTCTCCCTAAACTTAGATCCTTGGACTCTATTTTTAGAACACCCTTTGATCCGCACTCGTATACAAAACTACAACCTTTTAAGGTGTAGATTGTGTATTAAGTGTCTAGTCAATGGGTCTCCTTTGCATTTTGGTAGACTTATGGTGACATATGATCCTTTAGGAGTGCGTAATGATTTTTATTTACCGCTCCCGCCTACATCTGATCAAGCATTTGTCATTACATCGCAACGTCCCAAGTTCTTCGT